ATGGTGGGCACACGGTGGCATACTTCTTTTGCCTATTGTAGATAACCTCTGATGTATTCTGCTGTGTATACTTCTTTTGCTTACTAAGGGATACTGCTGGTAGTCCTCTGATGATAACTCTGATGTAATCTGATAAATATACTGATTGCTCCTGATTAGTACACTAATGTACTCTGATGTGTATCCTGATAAGAACCACAGTAGTTCTATAGTGTACCTACAGTAATCCTATTAGGTATCCATCGTAAGCTAAGATGTTCCATCTTATCTTATCTTATGGATACAGGTGATTTCAAATTTCTAGAGTAGTTGCTCTAGGAGTATTAGAGTAGGAGCTCTATAGAGTATTACTTATGAGTACATATAGCGCATTACCTTAGTTATTCTTATTAATGAACATCGCTACTCCGTAGCGATAGGTAAATCGTCTCATTCCTATTAATATACTAGGGCAACTATCTGGATACTAAAAGGCAGTATCCAGATGTTTCCCAATTAGATCACACAGGTATACAACATGATAGACTACAAGAGTTTTCTACAGAGCGCATTACTGGTAGGGGTGGGCAGAGAGTACTGGTGCTATGATGCAATAGGCTTAGCTGCGGATGAACCACTAATTAGCGCACTGTTGGTAGTACGTACGCACTATAAGGATGTTGTATGGTGCTAACAGCGCAATACTTAATCACCCTATACTGGCCTGATGGCCGTTACCTTCAACTCAAGATCACAGCAGGTAGCAAGGGTGAGGCTACTAAGTACGCCTCTGACTTCGCTACTCGGCAATACGCTGACGCTTACACTGTAGAGTATATACACTAATGGGCTACCTTATCTTTGCAGCAGCCATAACATTCCTAATCTGGTATACATACAACGATGATGATTCACACGGGGGTACAGGAGGAGCATAACATGTAATTCATTAGGGAAGGGATGTTCCATCCCTTAGACCCTTCCGCGCTACTCGCGCCGAGTACCCGTTCCGTGGCGCCGGTATGAATACTTCGTATAACTCTTAGGGTTGCGGTACTCGCTTCGCTGCGTTCCTCACAATGCAATGTCTGCAATGAGGGATACATTGGTTCGCACTAGCAGTCAACAAATTTAATTACAACACGGGCACAAATACAACAACACAAAATTCTTTACACTGCTATAATAGATTCACTTTCTTAATCAACACAAGGTAACACAACATGACTACCGCCAACCTGACCCAAGAAGTTAAAGCCCCTGAAACTTACAACGGCATGGCCCTGTCGCGCATCGTTGCAAAGCGCCGCCTTGTAGGCTTGCAGCGTATGGTACTCAAGGCAGAATCTATTTGTCTCGATACCCTACAAAGCGAGGTATTCACCTATGCTTTCGCGGTAAATCTGCAAACTGGCTATGATGCAGAAATCAGCGTCCAGCAGGTAGCCCGTGCAGTATCTGAAGCCGTGTTTAACCTGACCGCAGACATTCATCAAGAAGCCGAGTTTAACCTCAAGGATTGGCTGGCGGTAGCCAAGCACATTATTCATGCTTTCGTAGCAGACGGTTGGATTAACTACTTCGCGCCGCGAACCTACCAGAAAGAGGATAAAACCTTCTCACAGATTCCAGCCTACTACACCATGACAGGCGCACAGCGTAAGAAAGTAATCGCGGACATTCTTCACGATAGCCCTAAAGTAATTAAGCGTTATCTAAAGAAAGGTACTGCACATTATGAAGGTGCAATCGCCCTGTCTGCTAAAAAGTTTACCATCAACTTAGAGCGCGGCAAGGTAGCCCGCGAAATGCTGAATAGTGGCCACATCCTGAACCGAGACGGCCAATGGGTCGCTGTTGACCTGAACAATGCTAAGGACGCAGCTAAACACGACCAGCAACGCCGTCAATTTATGGACGCTTGCAACGCCTACCGCGCTAAACCTGAAGGTTGGCACTTTGCAGTAAAGGCTGATTTCCGAGGTCGCCTGTA